TAAATTGTGCGGCCAACAACATGGCAGCGGATAAGCACAGTCGGATCAGAAGCAAATCCCCAGTCAGCGCCAAAGCGAAGTGTTGCGTCCTCTGGCGTTTCGAAGTCCTCAACCTTCCAGTTGCGGAACACTCGCGCTTCGCTGTTCGATGCGTAGCTGCCCAGCCAAACGTGTTTGTATTTGTCAGGGTCTCGATCCCTGTCGTATTCCATTTCCGCTTTAAGCACATCAGGAAACCAAGGATTGTCTCGATAGTTTACCTGTGAAACGATAGCGTCAGGCGGAGGCGTTTCACCACGCAGCAGCATATCAATCGGGTCGGTGCTATTCAGCGGGTTCCATGTGAACCATAGCTCACTGTCTGGCTTACGGATTGTCGGACGCAATAGGTCAAGCGAACGCTGCGATAGCGTCTGTGCTTCCTCAACCCAAGCGCAGTCATAACCTTCGAGCGATTTGATGGAGTCGGCAGTGTGGTTCTGCATCCCCTGGAAGATGATTAAGCCATCGCCATGCCGTGACTTTATCTGCGTTTCCTGAACCTCAAAGTAATCCTGAACGTTAAGCTGTTCTATCTTTAGCTCCAGCAATCGCTTGACGGACTGCGCCAACGACTTCTGAATCTCACGAACGCAAACTGTTCTGCGCCGCTGATCGATAACGTGAGCCTCGATAACCATTTCCGCAAAGGCATGGCTCTTGCCTGAACCACGCCCACCATGTGCGCCTTTATAGCGGCTGGGCTTTAGGAATGGCTTGAACCAGCGCGGTGTTTTAATCTTCAGCGTTGTCATCGATCACTTCGCGTTGGATGTGCGTAACCAGATTGCCTGTGAGATTAAGTTTAGACGGAGCATCAAGGCCAATCATTGCGTTGATGGCCTTTACAGCGTTTACTTTGTCGCTTGGCTTTGCGTCTACGTCCAAGCCCTTGGCTATCGTAGAGAGGACATCAAGGCTGTCTGCCATTGTCCAAACTACACGTTCAGCAACGGCTGCTTTAAGTTCTGCAACCCTAGTTGAAATCTCAGTATTAGCCATAAGCTTGTGAGCGTTGGCTTGTATAGTCGCTGGCTTTGTTGTTGGCTTAACGTCAAAGGCGGCTCTGTAAGCGTCTGCGTGTGTTTTGCCTGATGCAACTTCGTGAGCAAATCGCTCTTGTTTAGGTGTCAATGCCATCTGTCTCAGCTTCCATAAAAGGTCTGGTGCTAACCTTTTAGAACATCCAAGCCACTGTGTCCATATTCTACCTCAATAAGCTTTGCGAGATAATGCTGGCACTTCTGCAAATCCTGCACTCCGTTCTTTTCACGATAGCGTGCGAGATACTTTATGCAGTTGCCATGAAGGTATCCAGCGAACGCCTCTTTAGACATCCAGGACTCCATTGCCTCCCAAGGCTGAACGGATTTGGATGCGTAATGGTCTCCACCTACTTGATGTGAATTAATATCCTCCATCGAGCATTTCCTCCTCGTCATATCCAAACGGATCGTATCCCTTCAGCATGGCATCGACTGCCACCATGATAGGCCCAGTGATACGCACCTTGCCAGCTTCCATCTTGCGAATGGTTGTGCCGCCATTGTCAGGCGATAGGCGAAGCGCGTCAGCCATCTCGTTGACGCTGTAGCCCATGTGGTGACGGGCAAGTTTTAGTTTGTCTGGTGTCATGCTTCTTCCATCTCTGCCGCTGCTGCTACCTTCTGCAATGCGTGAACAATGGTAGTGTGATCGCGGTTCATAATCCGTCCTATTTCTGTGGTTGAATAGCCTTTTCCTCTAAGCCATACAATGCATTTGCGCCTTACTGCGACGAGTTCTTTCAGTTTGCTCTTACCGAGAATGTCTTCCAGTGTGTAACCATATAACTCTGCGATAGCATCAATCTCTGCCAAGTTCTTTTCCCTTGGTGTCATGATTCCTCATAATCCTGTTCGCTGAAGTGCGTGTGCGTGTGGTCGCCTATGTTGCAGTGGGATATAGTTGTTTCCCCCATGCTTAGGGTGCTTTTCATGGCTTCCAGAGCCGCCATTTTCACGCGCTCACCTGTCGGCGCGTCTATAATGTAGCGAATAAGGTCGCTAACGTCAGTAATGGCTTGCTGATCATGGCCTATTTTAAATGCTGTATGCATCTTACGCCTCCTTTATAAAAATTCCGTCAACCATCTTGCCCTTGCGGTCTTTAATTTCCTGCCAGGCGTTATCGATGCAATCTTCAATCATCATGCCATTCTGTGCAGCCATGATGGTTAGCACCACGACCATATCTCCAATGGCATCCGCAAATTCTATGTCGTTCTTTTTAGCGATAGCGTTAGCCAGCTCTCCGGCTTCCTCGATTAGTTTAACGAATTGGCTCTTTACATCGCTGCCTCTGATTAGGTTGCGGTCTTCAGCCCAGCGACGAATAAGTTCTGCGTAAAACATTAGATTTTGTCCTTTTTGATAAAGCGGCCGGTCTTGGGATCGCGCCGTGAAGCTGTGTGCTTGTAATAAAACAGCTCACAGCGGTCACTTAGGTTTGCTGCTGCGTCTCGTGTCCACATTTCTTGCCAAAATTGGCTGTCTCGATGTATTAGCCACAAGAGCCATAGCGTTATGGCTTCCATAACCAGTAGCCCAATGATTGCGATTTGATATTGGTTCACTTAATCCTCCATAAAGTTTGAGTATAATAATGCTTCTGTGACAAACAGAGCCAGCAGCCCAATTATTGCGATTTGACATTGGCTCACTTTGTATCATCCATACTTACTGTTTTGCCGCCCCATTGGTCGGCCATAGCTTCAGCTATACCCTTGAACGTAGTGCTACGAATTTTCCAGCGATCTGGTGAAGGCGGCAGTCGGAACATACGTTGCTCACGGCCTTCAACAATGTCTGTGGCTTCCAGTTTAGGCAAGTTCTTGAGCCATAGGCACGTTGCCTTGGTCTCCCCATGTCCAAACTGCCACGGCTGAATTATCTGGTCAGGTTTTCGGATTTTGCTACTTATGACGCTAATTGGATTCTCAATAGCAATGCGTTCAATTGGCGCATCCATTAGCAACTGCACAAAATCAAGCGCACGTTGTTGGCGACCATCAGCAATCTTTGCAGCAAAATGTCGCGCACCACTAACAGATAAATGAGTGCAGGGCGGATGGGCAATCATCAAGTCCCAACCCTTCCCATACATAATCTCAATGACATCTCCTTGAAAATGATACTCAGGGTCTCCGTCTGTCGGAAGTAAATCGCACGACCAAGCATCATGGCCCAGTGCGCGAAAAGCATCCCTGACTGTTGCGCTATATTCACAAGCAACTAGAACCTTCATGCATCATCTCCAACAAAGTCTGGACTTAGCAAAGCCTGGGTTACGATAGCAGCAGCGCAATGCTCGGCGCTTGGAAATTCATCCATGTAGGCAAAGCCCATCGTTTCGATGCAAAGGTCAAATAGACGATTGCTGTTGCGAATGTATTCGTGCGGATCGGCGCAAGTTTCAAATGGGCCAGCGCGAAGCTGCTTTGATAGCAGTCCGTCGATGCGTTCGAATGCGTCTAGTGTAATTGTCATGTCAGTCTCCGTTTTGGCGGGGAATATCCCCTTGCTGATGCACCCTCATAATCTTGGCGATTTTATGTGTAAAGCACTTTTTGCAATTATTGTGCATTTTTTAATTTTTCTGCTGTTTTGCGTGCGCGATGGCTTCAAGCGCCCAGGCTTCAGGAGCGCCTACATAGCGCCCTTTGGCCCAGTGCTTGCGTATGTCATCGATCGAAAGCTTTCCAGCTTGGTATCGGATCAGATCGCACATTAGATTCGTTGCGGCGCTTCCGTCAGTCTTGGTCACCTGATTGTATATTCCCCGTCAGCGAAGCGAAGGTAGCCGCGTGTTTCAGCAATACGCAACCAACGCTCTGGCTTGTCTTTTAGTTCAACAGGCTCATTGCATCGCAGCGACATTATAAATTCATCAAACCTTGCTTGCGTGTGGTTCGCGCAAATTTGCAGAGCCTTTTCCTTTTTTGTGCTTGGCGGAGTATATCGTTCCAATATCTCTAAGCACTGGCGAGGAGTTGGAAACCAATCCAGTTCCTTGCAGACACGCTCAGTCATGTAGCTAAGGGCTTCTTTCGTGTAGCCACCAAGAATCCTTGCATAGACTGCTGTTCGCATCTGTCCGCTTTGCTCGTCGGTGTTCTTGCTTGGCAAGGTTGCCTCAATGAATTGCAGTTGCT